CTGAATACCCGCAATTTTCAAAATCCTTTCACGGATTGTAGTTCCGGGTGTTACAGTATCATAGTCATTATCCAAACGGGTTTCAAAATTGGTAGGTATATACAATACCCAAGGCCCGTAATGGTAATCGTTAATAGAGGCTTGTTTCATTGCTAAAACAGATTCAACGATTTTTGCCCCGGTAGTTCCGGTTGTAGCCCAGTCACCATAAGTAGAAAGGGTAACAAGATTACGATCAGGATAGTTTACGTAACTGTAAATAGTTCCCCCGCCAAACCCGTAGGTTGTATTGGTAAAGAGCATATCTTCCAGTTTTTCGGCTACTTTACGTGCGGCACGTTCAGCACTTGTAGTATCCAATGGATTACCCAATTTACGACTTGCTTCCAATACACGTGAATTAATTTCGTAATCCACATGGATTATCGGGATTGGCAAGTAATGGGTACTGTAAACCGGGCGATCACCTTTTGACCGGGTAACGCCATCCATTGTAAGATCAGCTTCCATAGCATCCGATAAATCATGGTATTCAAGAACCGTAGTTCCCATTGCATTACCAAGATTATATACAAGATTACGTGAAACCAAATCATTGACGCCTACCAAACGCTGTTCGGCAATTCCAAGTACGGCTTCATCCAAGGTTTTCCATTCATCCCTGCGAAGAGTAGCGGTATTTACCTGTACATTATTGTAATTTTCAATTTTTTTAGGGTCACCCCCCTTAAAAACACTTATGTACGGTTTACCATCCTCACCAATAAAAGGACGCATACGGGCAGGATTCAACGAGCTGTTAGCCATATAATTAGCAACTTCTCCGGTACTCTGTTCGTTTGTGATTAAATCAACATTCGCTTCCATAATAATTACTTTTTTAAATGTTAATAAATTCTCACAATAATACGACCAGTATCTTCCCCGGATGACCCTGAATCATCGACAGCTTCAACGGCAATACCAATAATCGGACGACTGGTATATTTCTGAAGTTTGCCGTTACCGGCACTTTCCATAAAATCACCAATAACAATAGTTTCACCGTCTTCAAGCAGAGCATAAACTTCATCCCCACGAGTAGGAATCCAGCATTGAATTTTTGAACTCACTGCATAATCATCGTCAATACCATTTCCCTGCAATTCATCTTCCAATGCAAACATAGGGAGAACAGGGCCGGTAGTGGCAGTACAAGCAGCGACCAAATTCGTAGAATTTAACATCAGCAAAGTACCCGGAGTAATTGCAACTGCTGTTGAAGTGTACTCTTCAACTACATCAAGGTACTTTTTAACTTTAATGGTGTTTTTCGCCATTTCTTTTACCTCCTTATTTAAAATTAATCATTCAATAACAACCCTTATGATAACGTCAACGGAGTAACAGTATCATCCGTTGGCTTACCACGGGTTCCCATAACAGAATAATCGGTAATCACCGGTTTAGTGGTAACTTCCAACTTTTTCAACATATTAACAGACAAAGAAACCAAATCTTCCTCTTTCCATACTTTTGAATTTGTAAGAATATTGGTAATAATTGTTTGTCGTTCTTCTTTTTCCTTAAACGCATTGTTTACCTGAACCTTCACTTCTTCCGGTATGTGGGCTATATATTCATCAGGTGTTACACCTTTGATAATTTCCCAAGCATCTTCAACAGTTGGTTTATTAACCTGTACAAGTTTTGGAATAAACTTATCCAATTTGTCTTCAGTCAATGTTTCCAACCATTCCCGATCATCCTCCGTGAAATGTGTTGATTCATGTGCAATCAATTCGTTTACCTTCTCTTTGCACGGTGTACACATATTTATCACCTTTTCATTATTATCTTTCAGTTGGGTATCCAACTGTGTCGTATCAAGTGTGTCATTACACACAGTTTCAGCGTTTGTAATAGTCCCACTATCTGAATTTACACGCAATCCACAACCGTCATTAATAGAACACGCACCAACCTCTCCGGGCAGAAGAGCGAGATGATCCGGTCTATAATTCCGTGCAACTGCAATGTATTCTTCATCATTCCATTTTCCATCAATATAATCATCTTCACTAAATACACCTATACTCACTTCAACAATCTGACCATTTCTAATCATTTGCAAAGTTTCCGGTGATACTATTTTAAGCCTTTCTTCTTCCAACCAAACATCTGCTTTTAACTTTTCATTGTCCATTTTCGCATTAAAAACCCTTCCAACTGACCATTTGGTTAAAGTTTCAGGGCTATTGGCAGAAACATAATTCCCTTCATCTGTAAAAGGATGCCCTATTGTAACAGGAATCCCATTCCATGACAATTCTATCTTACCCAATTCATCTGCTGTATGTAATATTGGGCCTCTACTACCATTGTGAACACCTTCAACCATCATTACAACAGGGACAACATAATACGTTTTTCCTTCAAATATACGTATATCCACCGTATATGCAAGTTGGGTAAAATTAACTTTAATCACTTCATATTCTGAATTATTGGTAACAGTACCATTAGCTATACGTATTGCTTTTCCTTCACAATCTTCACCACCTTTTTCTTTGCAATCAGCTAAAACACCGTTAGCCGTGGTGACCCATTTCTTTTTCTGTTCTTCGGATAATCCTTTTTTGAATCTATCCGTATCTTTTGTAGTCCAAGGCATCTTTATCTTTCCTTTCTTTAGTTTACGTAATATATTTAAACAAATGTCCTTTATTTTCATCGTTATTTGATAACTACGGGCAGACAAATGCAACGGCAGAGGGGGTGAAAAGGGATTAACCCCCGAATTTCATCCAAAGTGAATATTTTTCCTTCATTGTTTGCACATTTTTGACAAACACGATCATCCCCGGCAGTTACCCATTCGGCTTTTACTGTAACACCTTTAATCCCCCATCGTTTATATTCTTCAATCATGGCAAGGTGGTGGGCTCTTACGATCTCAGTTCGGGCCAATATCTCTGCCCTACGCTTCGCAGGGATAAATCTACCAATCGTGTCCGTGATTGCTAAGTCACCCACCCCTTTACCATTAATTGCTGCAACAAGTTTCTTTGCCAACATAGCAGGGCTTTCTTTGTCAATAAACCCTTGTGCAAGTATTCTACTGATTTGCTGTCCCATTTGTGCCGTAATTCCTTTTAATTCAGTAAATGTCCGAGTATAAAGCAATTCAAGCACATCTATATTTAATGGGATAGTTGAAATAAATTCTTCGGTAAATGGTAAGCTAAACCCTGATCTTTCCATTTCCTCCCAAGCACGTTTCACACCACGTAAATAAGCACGTTGAATATATTTCTGTAACCAAGATTGTTCTGCACTTTTACCACCTATCAACCCTTCTTCAATTACGGTATCTAACCAACGTTCAAACTCAACCACTTTCTGTGGATCAGTACGAAATTCAAAAACCCTTTTTGGTAATTCCTGAAATACACGCATGGTATCTTTTAATCCAAATACGTCTTTTTCAAGAATTACACTTTTAATTAACCTTGCAAAATCATCAAACCTACGATTGCTTTCCCGTACAAATTCATTCCTTAAAGTAATTGTTCGTGTAGGGTCATACCTGCCTGTATTTACAGATAAACTTAAACTGGTATGTTCACAAACTTCACACATTCTTAAATTTCTTTTTCAAGAGTTTAATTACCCGTTTTATAGTTTCAAATGAAACTTTTACTTTCAGGATAAATTCTTTTTTATGAGTACGGTCATCCCACAACATCTTAGGTAATACTTGTATTTGCAGGATTTAATTTCGCAGCATTGTATTCAGCTACAAGTGCGTCAACATCAATGGCATTGAATAGTTCATCGATTACAAGATAAACCATAGGAAGCACGGCTTCCGGGTTTGGGATTTTTGCTTTCAGTTTTTCCAAAAGCAAATCATCAATCAATTTCAAAATCGGCCCATCAATTACACCAAGAATACCTTTCAGTTTCAGAATCTTTTCAAGTTTCTGAATGTGTTCAGGCAACAAAAAACCTTTTCTTTCTTCCATTTCAAATCAATTTTAATTGTGATTAAATTTATTGTTTTTTGAACAGGCTTTTAACCCATTCTTTTATCTGTTTACGGTTTTTCCATGCTTTTTCAATTAACCCGGAAGTACCAACGATAGTTATTGCCGTATAAATTCCTTCCTGTACCGGTTGTGAAACAGGCAATACCAACTGTAATAATTGGAACAGTACCAACATAATAGTAGCCGATGTTGGTCTGGTTGCGTTATACTGTACATCTTTTACCGTCCTAATTATCTTTGCCATATCGTTTTTCATTTAGGGTCAAATTCTATGTGTATATGATCTTCCTCAAACAAAATATCGTACCCGTTACCAAGCACTTTCTTTAGTTCCAACATCAGCATTTTGATTTGATATTCGGTATAAATCCAAACCCTGATATCAAAAGCCCTGCCAACATAATGAAGACTATTCTTTGAGTGAATACCATCAAGTACGGAAGTTATCACCATTTCTTTCCCGGATACTTTCTTTGATGCAACGTCAGCCATATCCATAGCTACTAATATTTCTTCCGCAATATCAATGGTAATAGGTATTCCATTTAACACCTTTTTAACTTGCAATATTATCCCGTCTTTGTACTTCATCTGAAAATAAATAAAAGTATAACCGATGTAACCCAAACACCAATCACAACATAAAGAAACATTTTCCCAATGTCAAATTTATGGTTTGCAGTACTCATTTTTTAATCTTACTAATTTCACCTTTTAGATCATAAACAGCATTTAATATAGCCTTATGATCATCACGATTCTCCGAACGAATTGTTTCTATGGTTGTAGCATTTCGTACTTGACCCTTTTCTAACTCATCAATACGTATTTCTGCCTGTGCTATCCGCACATTAATAGAAACCCAAGCCAATAGGATGCCCCCGGCAATACCTATCAGTGAAAGTACCTGTCCAAAGGTCAATCCGAACCTTGTTTCTTTTTGAAATACCATTTGTACATATTTAAGAAGTTTGTAAATCATCGTCCCATTTGTTCTTGCGTCTTAAACTGGTTTGAATACTTTGTCCACCTGATATGTTAGCAACGTATCAATCACAATCACCTCCCCTGCTATTGCTGTTCCGTCTGCTGCTATCCTTCTCAATCTTAATCCCAAATGATCACTCGCTGCGATGTTCGGACTGTATGAATTGTAAGGAATGGTGAACGTAGGATAATGGAGAATGTATTGTGCTTCATTTACTGCACAAGTGACATTGTTTGACAGGTCATGTGTTCCTGCTGTTAATGTTCCTGCTGATGGTTGATTCTCAAATGAAAGTTGCAACTTAAAGTTTTTTGTCACACCCCCTGATTGTGTTGTATCCAAACAACAAATCACGGTGCAAACGATATTTGAAGCACCATCCCACCGACCGGGAATATAATCACGGAAAAATAATTCTTCATCATCACTATTGTAAATCGGAAGTGAGTATCCTGCGTGCGCACCTAATTCAACAGGAGTGGGTTTTGTCAAAGCACCAATGCGGCCTGCAACTAACGTAGGGCGCATGGTCAGCTTTGCCTTTGTACTCTGTGTGGCTGACAACGTGGCTACATAGTCCACGTTAGCCTGTGTATGCATTATAGTTTTATATACCGTCATTCTATGATGAAATTCCTATTGTTTCAGTTGTGATTACCAGCGTTGGTGTGCTATCATCATCAATGTACGTTTGATAGACATTGCCCCCATTGCTTATCTGATGTGTGACGTTTGTATCTTCAACAGTATCAAAGGCTGAACAATCTAAAGAAGATACATCGTTTTTAAATTCATTCAGATATGATGAATCAGGTAAGGTATTATTAAAACAACTTGTTCCAAAGGTGTTGCCATCACAATCTGTTCCAAAGGTGTTGCCTCCACAACTTGTTCCAAAGGTGTTGACACTACAACCTGAACCAAAGGTGTTGTAAGCACAATATGAACCAAAGGTGTTGGCACTACAACCTGAACCAAAGGTGTTGTAAGCACAATATGAACCAAAGGTGTTGGAATCACAATCTGCCCTAAAGGTGTTTACACTACAACCTGACCCAAAGGTGTTGAGTCCACAATCTGTTCCAAAGGTATTGCCCTCACAATCTGCTCCAAAGGTGTTGGTACTACAATCTGTTCCAAAGGTATTGCCCTCACAATCTGCTCCAAAGGTGTTGTGACCACAACCTGTTCCAAAGGTGTTGGAATCACAACTTGAACCAAATATAGTATATGGCAAACTCACGAAATATTCATCAAACAAATTATTTGTACAACTATCCCCAAACATTTTTCTGTCAAAATAATCATCTGTATCTAAAACAGGTATTGTATAATCGCCAACTCCTAAACCTGTGGAGGAAAAAGATAAATATGCGCTATCAAAATCACTTAATGTGATTAGCAGTTTCCAATAATCAGCCCTTGTGTCAGGTGCTTCCGTAACAGCGAAATTCAGCACACTATTTGCAACCGTCCCTGCTAAATCACCACTTGCATTTGCTATCGCTGGTTGGGTAAATCCTGTCCCTGCAACATTTGCAGTAAAAACTATTGTACCCCCAACATTTGTGATCACAATATCAACGGCAAGATAATCCGCAGCAAATGAAGTTACAAAATCAGCAGCCGTATCAGGAAGATCATCCCCAAATGTCACCAACTTTGTCAATCCCCCTACCCCCGTGATATTTGCTGTTCCTGATGTTCCTGTAAGCGTAACTATTTCAACCTGTGCCGTGTCTGCAACTGCCTTTAACGCCACATATATATTATCATTTCCACCATGCTGAACAAAATCACCTTCATTATAAGCCTGTGCTACCCATGACGCCTGTTCAATAGACCAAAGACGATAGGTAATCTCACGGAAGTCAAAGTTGCAACGGTTGTTATTTATGTTATCCTCCCTGCGGTATATCACACCTTTGAATCCTGTTACCGTTTCACTGGTATCACCGTCATAAAATGGTTTCAGGCTTTCCCAATTTGTAATATCCCAATCATACTTAATTGTATCTTCAGGGTATGTTGCACTGTAAGCATCCTGTGAAAGCGTGTTTGCTGAAGTTGCCAATACCACCAATGGTTCTGTTTCCCCGGTATGGACAATCTTCGCTTCCTCATCAAGAATATAACTATCATCACCATCCACCATCCAGTGAACGGTGGCATAGTCTGTGATTCGGTATAATTGCCCTGATACCAACCCGCTGGCACCGATTGCCGTAAGAAGGTTCTCATAAGTAATATCTACAATGCCACCAGCACCAGTGTATTCATCACTTTCACGAAGGTCACCTAATACGGTATCATATTTTACAGTCATTTCAATACTCCTTCCTTATGAAAACATCAAAACACGATCGCCCCAATCTCCGGTAGCCCATTCACGGGTAATTAAAACGTCCGTAATTGTAATCTTACAGACATCATAATTTGTACCGTTCCAATACCCCTCATATATGATCTCACCTGACGAATCTGAAAGGTCAATATAATCCGCTTTTGCCTGTACCACTCTCTGTGTTTTTTCAGTAGTTGTACCAGCCCCGGCTTCCACCCCGGCTTCACCAACAATCGGATTTACTTTTTCACGGTTTGATTCATCCCAATCATTCATTACCTCAACAGCCGTCTTGATTGCATCAACATCTGTCACCAACGTTCCTGTATCTGCATCAATGGTAGTCAGCAATGCTTTTATATCCAGCAAAGGATCACCCGAAGTAATTCCAAGGGCATCCAAAGCATCACAAATTTCTGTAACGGTTGTATATCCTGTAACTGTTTGAATAGTCCATTCCGTTGGTTTGTAAAGATTGGTTGTAAATCCACGTGAATAAAGGATTACCCCGGTTGATGTTCCGTGATAAACAATATCCGACGGATAGTAAGTGCCACCTTCAGTTACTATGGTATAACCTCCGTTTGTTCGTTTCGTTAAATTAATACTGTAAGTTGCCATTTCAATTCATCTGTTCATTTCAAAAAACTTTTTTGTTTATAAACCTTTGCGTCCTTATGACTAACAACAGGTTGTTGTTGCTATTCCACACTTACGGGAATTGGTTCATACTATTATCCTCCACGTTTATCCGGTTCTACTGATCTTGGAATTGGCGGTGGTTCTGTTGGAATTACCGCACCCGCACCCGATTCCAGTAAATCTTCTTCATCCGGCATTATCTTTTCTTCATCATCAAATTCATTCTTGCGACGATCCATTATTTCCTCCACCTGTACCTTGTCAAACGCCAGGAAATATTCGGCAAACAAATCCAACGGGAATAAATCCTGTACGGCTGACGTCCCGTATGATTTTATTGCTTCGGCACGTAAACGCCCAATTTCAACTTTTTCCTTATCGGAAAGACTAAATAATTTATCCCAAACAATCTTATAAGGTGTAGCTGGAGTTGGCAATACACCGATTTCAATACATTTATCAATAAACGGACGCAGAATCATTGGTTCGTTCTGTTCTTCACGCCTTGCCGTTACGTATGAAATCCATTCCAACTTATCCTGTGCCGAACTCAACTCCCCACGTTCTGAACCGGTTAATATTCGTTTCGGTATCCCGGTAACGGCTGAAATCATTTGAATCTGTACATCTACGTGATTGATCGGGTCTGCTATTTGTTGTTCCAGCGCATTATATTTTACACCTTCGTTGATAAGCACACGACGCAAGTTGTTTTCAAACTCATCAATTTGTGCCTTCAGTTCATCAAACATAGCGTCCGTCATCTGGTAATCGGGTTGTACCTCCCCGGTATAACCGGGACGAGCACCACGCCAAAACATTTCAGCGTCACCCCCGATCAGCTTTTCAAGGTCTATTAACCTATTATAAACAGCCTGTAAACGTGGTGTACCGTAAACCTCGTCTTGTAGTAAATCCTCAACCAAATGAACCACCCTTGAATAATGTACCTGAATAATCCGATCCTTGTCACCACTATTTACCGTAACATTATATAATAATGGTAAACCGTAACGTGGGCTAAGCGGATTTTCCTCGTAAGCCTGAATATCGGCTAATTGCTGTGAAAGTGGTTTTACATATAATAATTCCAGTTTCTTACTTTTATTCACAGGCAATTTTAACGCTTCGGTATTGGTTGTATCGTTTAATCCAAGAAATAATACAGAAAATTGTCCTATTCCGGTTAATTTATCGGCACGAATAAATATGGATTTTAATTTCAACCGGTTGTATAATTCAGTCCACGCCTTTTCAAACGGGGATTCCTCCCTGCGTATGGTTTCGATTACTTCAATTTCCCCTTTCCAGGATTGTTTTACCGGACGGTCAATAATCGCCTTGGCAATATCGTGACGTTGATACCTTCCCCAATAATTTTTCCAAAGTAAGGTAGTTGGGTATCCTAACGCTTGATAAACGTCACGGTCACCACCGTAGGTATCCACGCCAAGTTGCGTGGCAAGATTTACACGGGAAACCAATTCACTATACTGTTGCAATAAAGCCTGTACTTTTTCCGGTTTTGCTTTCCCGTTGGTTGGTTTTATAGTTCTTGTACGTTCCATCCTTAGTTTTTATACCATTATATTATATAATACGTCGGGCAACCTTTTTTCGGGTTAAGAAATTGAAACCCCCACTTGTGGAATCCACCTGATCTTTATACGTACTATACGGGAATAAACGAAATTCATCTAAAAACGTTTTATTCCACGTAGCAATACGCACCATTACGTTGCCATTATTAACCTGTACTGAAAACGGGTCAGCACGAAAAGCCTTATCACCGGTAGGTTTGTCTTTATCAACAAGAAACCCTGCAAGATTGCGTA